AAAAGACCAAAGGAGTGGCCCGATGAAGACCGGTGAAGAAGGCGTTGCGCTGATCAAGCACTTTGAGGGCTGCTATCTGGAAGCATACCTCTGCCCGGCGGGCGTCTGGACTATCGGCTACGGCCACACCAAGGGCGTCAAAGAAGGCGACGTGATTGACCAAGAGGCCGCTGAGGCCTACCTCATTGAAGACCTTGAGGAGTTTGAGGGCTATGTGGACAAGCTGGTGGAGATCGGCCTCAAGCAAAATGAGTTCGATGCCTTGGTCTCATGGACTTTTAATTTGGGGCCCAAAAATTTGGAAGAAAGCACGCTACTCAACCGGCTCAATTATGGTCCTCTTAGCGACGTGCCTACGCAAATTAAGCGATGGAACCGAGCGGGCGGGAAGGTACTTGCGGGGCTGGTGAAGCGCCGCGCTGCCGAAGCGGCACTATGGGAAGGTAAAGACTGGCGTAGTGTCTAGCACGGGTAACAGCCATGGCGTTAAAAAAATTACTCTTCAAGCCTGGGATCAATAAAGAGGCTACGCGGTATGCCACCGAGGGGGGTTGGTACGACTGCGATAAAATCCGCTTCCGTAACGGCTTTCCTGAAAAAATCGGGGGCTGGACTCGCAAGTCCGAAAACACCTTTCTGGGGGTGTGCCGTTCGCTTTGGAGCTGGACCACCACTGGCGGGTTAAGGCTTGTCGGCGCCGGCACCAATCTGAAGTTCTATATCGATCAGGGCGGTGAGTTTTACGACATTACCCCCATCCGCCTGACGACCACCTCTGGAGACATCACGTTTACGGCCACTCCGGGCGACTCTCGTGTACTAGCGAACCACACGGCCCATGGGGCGACAGCAGGCTCTTTTGTTACCTACTCCAGTGCAGTCAGCCTTGGTGGTGCGATCACGGCCACAGTAATTAACGGCGAGCATGCTATCGACGAGGTTGTCGACGCGGACTCTTACTACGTCGATTTCGGAGTAGCCGCCAACGCAAGCGATACCGGCAATGGTTCCGGCGTAATCGGTGCCTACCAAGTAAACATTGGTCCTGAGGTGCCCGTTCCTGTAGTTGGCTGGGGGTCCGGTGGCTTTGGTCTTGGCACTTGGAGCACCGGTTCCGGGGGTACGGAGCGTCTTCGACTCTGGAACCAAGCTAACTTTGGTGAAGACCTTGTGTTTGGCCCTAAGGGCGGGGGCATCTACTACTGGGATGCGTCTAACGGTGTTACTACGCGGGGTGTAGCACTGTCCTCTTTAGGCGGCGCGTCAGACGTTCCCACGGTGCAAAACCTCATTTTTGTGTCAGATAACCGCTTTGTTTTTACCCTTGGCACGAACATCATCGGCTCTTCCGCCGTTGACCCCATGCTCATTCGCTGGTCTGACCAAGAAGACGCCACCAACTGGACTCCGGCAGCGACTAACCAAGCGGGAAGCCTGCGGTTCTCTCGGGGCAGCGAGATCGTTGCCGTACGCCAAGCTCGTCAGGAAGTGCTGATCTGGACTGACGTGGCGGTGTATTCCCTGCAGTACCTTGGGGCGCCGGAAGTCTGGGGCGCGCAACTCCTTGGTGACAACATCTCTATCATTAACCAGAACGCCGTTGCGTATGTCCAGGGCCAAGCATTCTGGATGGGTAAGGACGACTTCTATTACTACGACGGTCGTGTCCAGCCCCTCCCCTGCGACCTCAGCCGGTACATTTTTGACGACCTGAACTTTACTCAGGCGCGGCAGGTCTTTGCGGGCATCAATGAGGGCTTCACGGAAATCTGGTGGTTCTACTGCTCTGAAGGTTCGACCACCATCGACCGTTACGTCATCTACAACTACGGTGAACAGATTTGGTACTACGGCTCCCTAGCGCGCACGGCGTGGGTTGAGACGGGCCTTGAGGAGTACCCCATCGCGGCGACCTACTCTAACAATCTGGTCTACCACGAGCTGGGAGTGGACGACGCCGTAAGTGCTACCCCACAGGCAATCGACGCGTACATTACGTCGTCGGACTTCGACATCGATGATGGTGACAAGTTTTCCTTTGTACGGCGCATGTTGCCGGACATAACCTTCTCCGGGTCTACGATAGATTCTCCTGCGGTAACGCTTACCCTTACGCCCTTGAAAGGTTCGGGTTCGGGGTATAACAGCCCTGCTTCAGAAGGCGGGAATAGCTCTGCTGCAGTAACGCGGTCCGCTACGGTGCCGGTGGAGCAGTTCACGGATCAGATTTACCTCCGCATCCGTGGGCGCCAGCTTGTGTTCAAGATCGAGTCGGATGCAGTTGGCGTGCAGTGGCAGCTCGGAGCGCCGCGTATTGACCTCAGGCCGGACGGGCGTAGGTAGTGGCTAACGAGATTAACAAAGCGGACCCCCCGGCCCTACCGCTGCACCGGGAAGAGTTTGAGCGGAGCTTTTTTGACCAGTTCAACAACATCTTGCGCCTGTTCTTTAATCGCTTGACGGGGACGTTGGATAGCCTGCTTAGCACGACCCAAGGTGGGCGGTTCCTCTACATGCCGAATGCGTTGTTCTACAGCACGACGAACCAAATTGCGACTGCAACTAATACTGGTTACGCTGTAGAGCTAGAGAACACCTACCTAGCCAACGGCATTACCATCAATGGCGGGACCTCTACGCAGATTACGACCGAAGTTGATGGGGTTTATAACTTCCAGCTCAACCTGCAGCTTGAACACACAACGGGCTCAGCCTGCGCACTATGGGTATGGATAAGCAAGAACGGCACTGACGTTACCTATGGTGGCAAACGCTATACAATCAAAGGCAATGACTTCTTTTCCATAGTTTGGAACTTCAACATCGACATGGCGGCGGGGGACTACATTGAGATGTACTGGGCTACGGACGACACGGGATTAGAGGTGCATACTGAAGCCCCCACGTCGCCCCATCCGGGCATCCCCTCCGCTGTTATGGCAGTGTCGTTCGTGAGTAATTACTGAGGTGCCCATGGATAAGCGTAGGCAAGGCATAGCCGGACTCAGAGCCCCCATGGCACGGGACGTTGCGCGCCTGTCTCAGTATTCCCGTGGAGATGACCGGAACCTTGCTCACGTCGCCCCCGGCGACACCATCATCCCGCCTGAGTTGATGCGGTCTAACCCTGACTTCGCCGATATGGTGCTGCGGGCTCTTGCTGGTGCAGGCATTGACCCTGCTATGCGCGTAGTGGACTCCGGTGCAGCCCGTCGTAACCCGGTAACCGGCGCTCAGGAGTTTGACTGGGATGGGGACGGCATGTATAGCTACACGTTCGACATCCCCGCAGGGGGTACGGCTGCTGATTTCCTTGAAGGGGGTGGTGGGTATAGCTTCGAAGACTACTACAACGACCTGCTTGCACAGGACTACTACAACAATGTAGTCAGCGCAGGGCGCGGGAACGTAGACCCCTTCGGTGGTTACGGTGCTTATGCTGGAGCGACTGGCGGCACTGGGCCGATCACTGATGAAACGCGCTACGGTGACCCTACGCAGCGTCCGGGGTATACCCCACCTACAACTACGCCCACTACGCGCCCGGACTACACGCCCGATCAGCCTACTACGGGGCCGGTGGTTACGTTGCCCACAGATGACCTTGGCTTTGATCCTACCGCCATACCTAACATCATGGACCCCAACTTCCGGTTGCCGACTGACTATACGGATCGGGTTCAACAGACACTTGCAGACAAAGCCGCCGCCGATAAAGCCGCCGCCGATAAAGCCGCCGCCGATAAAGCCGCCGCCGATAAAGCCGCCGCCGATAAAGCAGCTAGGGACAAGGCAGAAGCAGATCGGATAGCCGCCGAAAATGCTGCTAAAGAACAAGCTGCTCGTGATAAAGCTGAAGCAGATCGAATAGCCGCCCAACAGGCTGCTGAAGAACAAGCGCGCATCGACGCAGAAAATGCCAGGAAGGCGCAGCAAGAAGCTACGTTAAATGACCTATTAGGCCAACTACAGCGTGGTGAATATGCCTATGGGGATGCAGGAGCTGCACGTAACAGCGGCCTAATAACCCCCGAACAGCATGCGGTCTTTGCGGAAGCTTTTGACGAATACACCGGCACTGTTCCGGGGCAACGACCCTACTCTGTAGGCGAGAGAGTTACTGGACCCTATGTACCCCCTACTACGACTACTACACCTCCGGCCACTACGCCTCCGGCCACTACGCCTCCGGCCACTACGCCTCCGGCCACTACGCCGACGACCACTACGCCATCCACGAACGACGTTCTAGCGGGGGTATACACGGCGTTGCCGCGTACTGAGGTCGGGGTCGAGCTACCTATTCCCGGTCCCGGTGACCAGCTACTCCCCGTTATCTTTGGCACGGTCGAAGAGTTCGTAGATTGGGTGCGAGACCTCGGAGTTTCTATAGACCCCAGCAAGCCCGAAACGGTCCTCGACGCTGTTCAGAAAGCCGCCAAAGATGTTTATAACACCGTAAGCGGTGCCGTTATGGGTGCGGTAAAGGGCTCTACCACGGGGCAAACCGACCGAATAGAACAACTTATTCGTGACCTAGTTAAAGATTTGCAGACCGATCCCGTTAAAATCCTCGCAAGGGCAGAAGCTGTATTACCTACCATCTTTGGTAGCGGTAGTGGTTCTTCGGGGACGCCGCCTTCTTCTGGTACCACGACGACTACACCCCCCGCCACCGGCCCTGATCTTGGTCTCCCCGGTAGCGAAGAAGAGGACGAGGATAAAGAACCCGCACCTCCGGCAGATGATGGCCTAGATGAAGGTACGCCTGAGCCTCCGGTAGATGAAGGTACGCCTGAGCCTCCGGTAGATGATGGCCTAGATGAAGGTACGCCTGAGCCTCCGGTAGATGATGGCCTAGATGACGGT